ACGTAAACGGAATTGTGTACGGCTGTATTTCCTCAACATGGCCTGTCGATGACTGGTCCACCGCCAAAAACCTCGAATCAATTACAGGTATGTGAAAGTTTAAACGGAAAACGCCCATTGCCGCTTCTGGCGTTTGGTCTAAAGTGACAGTTGCACCATTAATTTGTGTAGCCGCACTATTTAAAACACCATGAACCTGCTCTGTCTTAAGCTTTGTTCCTCGCGTTAGCTTTGGTCGTGTTATTTTTGTCACGCAACCCTCTCAAGGACATGCATTGTAAGACTAATTGGGTTCCAAAAAGACATTTGCGTAGACTGCGCTCCTGACGTGCCGCTGTATTTGATACTGCCTGGTATTATAACAGTTAATCTAACGCGAGAATTTGCGGGTACAGGTATGTTTACTTCGTCAATCACGGCAATCCCATCCATTCTGCCACAGGCAGCAACAGTCCCCCCTGATTTTACTGAAGGAATCATGTCAGAGTAGCTGCTTCCGAACACGTCTGTCGCGTGATAATTAAACGGCATGTAATCAAAAGGAAAGCTCGTCCGCACATATTCTTGTGAATCTAATTCTTTGTCTTCTGTGCTGTTAGGGTCCGCGACATCTAGCAACAATGTTCCAAACTCTGCGTTGCCTTCAACATCTGCCCAGTCTGGAGCATATTGATATGGCCTGTTTGTTCCAAGTGACGAGTCAGAGCCATCTGCTCGCATAATTAAAGAAAGCTGCGTAACAATAGTCGGTTCGGTAAAAAAGAAAGTTGTAGACCACCCCCTTCTCCATGCCCACCTGTTGTAAGCTGAGCTAACGTACGGCGTTTGTGTGGTTAAGTCGTACTCTTCAGAAACAACCGCGCCACCAATCTTGTTCTCGTACCCCTTAAACCTGTATGTGTTTTGCACGCTTATAGGCGCTGTGGTCAAGTTGTTGCTTGAGTCTAGCGTAAGCTGGCCTTCTGGTGATCCGGTGTCGTTTTTTACAGCTAGCCATGGGTAGTGGTGTTTAAAATTATACATGCCGCTACGAGCGTCAGCGTCATAGGGAAAGCTTCGACCTTTCGGTTGCCATCCAGCGTGAAACACGTTTTGCACCCATGCTGTGTCGATGTCACCTTTCTGTATGCTGTTGAAACGGTCTTCAACATCTTGCATGCAAGCATCAATGCGCGACCCATCAACAGTTGTTGTTGACGCAAACTGGTGTTTTGTAATTTTGCGCGGGTCTTTTGTGTATGCCATTGTTGCACCTAAGTGTTTATGTTGCCTTGGCCAGAGCTAGTAACTGTTGCGTATGTCAAACCAGTAACGCTTATGCATCCTGCGAGCTGCACCCTTGT